GCCGTTGAATACCTGCACCGCCACGACTGGCGCGGTGAACGTGATGGTCGCGTTCCCGCTACCCGACTGCGGTTCGACGGTGTTACTGCCCGATAGCTGAACTAGGGGGACCTCCCCCGGATTTCCGCTAGGGTTGATGACTTGCACTAAGAACGCCGGTTGCGCCATCTCGATCCTTTCCTCACCTTCGCCTAGCGCGCTCGCGTCCTGAATCAGAACGAGAGTCCCGATTGGGCGGGGCGTCTACCCCGCCGACCGCTTTCCCAAAAGACCGGAAATCGCGTCCCAACCGCCACTCGCAAGGATTCCGGCCGACGCGCCGAAGCCCAAACTAGCCACCAATCCACCATCAAGGTATCCGAGCAAGTGCCCTACCCATCCGAAGCCGGTGCCGATTATCACTGAGACTGCGATGGTGCCCACGCCCGTGAGCGACTTGATGATGTTCTTCTTCACGAACGATGTGAGCGCCAGCACGGCGGCAGCGAGTGCGCTTGTGCTTAGGAACAGCCCAGCAATATCCCAGGCGGCGGGAGCCTCGGCGCCCTGAGCGAACACAAAGCCCGTCAGGAACGGGGCGAGGATCAGTATGGTGAGTTTGATTATCTTCATAGTGGACTCCTTTGCGGTCTAGGCGTATGCCGAGATACCGTGCGGATCACCTCCCGGCCGATCTGGCCTTGACCGGAAGGATAGTTGAGGTCGCCATATGCGCGGCGGAAAGTCTAAGAGCCTTCGTAGAGACGCGCCTTGATCTCCCGCCGCAACCGCGCTGGCCCGTCACCCCTAACCTCCGGCCTGCTAAGGTAATACTCCTCATCGGGCAGCCCCGCGCAGCGCTCCAAGAACACGATGGCTAACGCGAGGTCGCCGCAAGCTGCCTCGAACCGCGCCGCGTCGTACCAGACTTCGCGCCGCTCCGGACACTCCGCGATGGCGCGGTACTGCCATTGCCTCTTCCAGGCTTCGTTGCCGTCCATCGAAGCGAGCATCAGCATGGCCTCGCTGCGTTCGTGCCGCCACACGGCGTCAGGGTGCGCTAGGTAGCGCTGGTACTCCTCGGAAGCGTGCGCCTGGTCGCCCATGAAGTAAAGCTGCCGAGCGTAATACAGCCGCAGCCGAGCGTCGTTAGGCATGTCAGCTACGGCGCGTTCCATCAAGTCGAGGTCGCGGGTGCCACGGTCGATGCTGGTGTCCTGGTAGTGGTGGACGACTAGGCCATCGACGAAGAGTTGCTGTTCGTTATCGACGCCGGGGAACGCCAGCCACTCGTGCGCCACGCCGCGCCAGATGGCCCCGTGCCGGGCGAAGAGCTTATCGGCCCAGAACACCACGCCGGGGTCGCCGTTGGCCTGATGCGACCATATGAACTTGTAGCGAAGGCGGTGGAGGCCGTCATGCCATGCGCCTTCGATGGCGTCACGCCAGCCGGGCTGCGGAACCTCGTCGAGATCGAGCGCCCACACGGCGTCGGCGTTACCGGGCGCCAAGGCGAGCGCCAGGTTCCTAGCGACATCGAAGCGCCACGGGCTGATGGTGGCGTGATGGCTGCTAACGCCACGCAGGGCGAACAGCCGATCGCCGCCATCGGTGCTGCCGGTATCTAGAACGGTGATGCTGTCGCCGGGCTTGAGTTCGGGTTGCAAGGCGTCGAGCCAGCGAGTTATGTGGTTCGCCTCGTTCTTGTAGATAGCGCTGATGGCCAACTTCATAGGCACCTCACTGAGCGTAGTAGGTCAGGAACAGCTGCGGTCTGCCGATCATACCGGAATCGTAAGACTTGATGTCCTTCTCCGCTGAGCCTGACTTGGTGTTACACGCCCACAGCACGACGTAATCGCCGCCCTTGGTGCCGTTAGCGATGAGCTCGTTGATGACCGCGCTGATGTCCGGGCTTGAGAACAGTTGATCTGCGGAAGTGGCTGGCATGTTCCAGCGCACGGCGGTGGTGGTGAGGGCGGCGTACTGTGTGGCCGCCTCGGCAGCACTAGTCGGGGCGGCTGGGCTAGCCGCCAAGTAGGCGCGGATGTCGGCGTCGGCCGCCCCGTCAGCGTTGCGGCTGGTGAGCTGCAAGTACGCGCCCTGCACGCTGCCGCGCAAGTCGGCAGGCAGTTGGAAGCGGAAGAAGTTGCGCCCGGTGTCGCCTAACCACACGGCGGCGGTGGCGTTATCGAAGTCATCGGTGAACGGCACGTACCAGTAGCCGTCTGCGCCGCTGGCGGCCACCTCGCCTACAAGCAGCGCCGGCTCCGGGTTCTTTTGCAAGAGTTCCACGGTGTAAGTCCGATAACTCGCGCTGGTGCCGCCAGCGGCCACTGCGGTGGTTGGCCACGCCAGCACGCCTCCGTTGGTATCGTGCCCAGCCGCTTCATCCGTGGAGTCCTGCACGTTGGAGCGGTTGACCATGCCCGTCGGCGGGGTTTCCAGCGCCACGTTGGTGGAGCGGTGCCCGGCGAAGCCCGCCACCCAACTCGTGCCGTCGTCGCTTAGGGGTGATACGGCGGGATAGGAGATGCTGGTGCTTGAGGCCCCACCGGCGGCGTACGCCCCGATGCCGCCGACGTTGCGGTACACGTGGCAGACGACACTGGTAGCGCTAGTCCAGGTGCCGGAAGTTTCGCTGCTGCCAGCCGCGAACTTGTAAGCGATGCGCGCCGATTCGAGCTGGCGCCTGAGTTGCCGATGTTCGTCCACCCGGCCGGTAAGGTCGGGGCCGTCGTGTTGCCGTCACGGTACGCAAACATCAACAGCAAGTCGCCACGTTTGTGCGTAGGCATCGTCGCTATCGCGTTCGTACCAGTGGCTCTATCCACGAACGTGATGGGCCATGACAGCGGCACGTAAGGGTGGTGGCCGCGCAGTGGGAAGGTCATGCCGTGCGCGGGATGGTGAAGGACAGCCAGTCGCTGAAGCTGGTGACGGTGATCTTCAGGATGTCGCCGCTGGCGAACGAAGTGCTGCCGGACACGGACGCGAAGCTGCTGCCGCCGTTCGTGGACTTGGCGTAAGCCAGCGTGCCGGTGCCGTTCTTGAGGACGCCAGCCAGGTCAAGCACGGTGAGGATGTCGAACACTATGTAGTAGTCGCCGTTCGCCGGTGGGTTCACGTGGAACGGATCGATCCGGCTCGGGCGCGTGTCCACCGCCACCACGTGCCAGTTGGTGCCGCCGTTGAGGGTGAAGAGCGTGATGGCGGTGGTCGCGCTGGGAGCAGGATTCACCGCGCCGTTGCCGCCATACAAGTAGCGCGTGCCCGACGGGTAGCTGACCGTATAGCCGCCTGTGGCGTTCTGCGTAAAGTACACCGTGACCATGACCGGCACGCTGGCCGGAACGTTGGTGAACGCCAGGGTCACGTCGCCGGTGAGCGTGCCGTAGGCCACCACTTGCTTGCTGCTAGCGAGGTCAAGCGTCTTGGTGCCCGTACTGCTGCCTAGGCTGATCTCGGTGCCAGAGGAAGAGGGGCCAGTCGGACCCGTGGGGCCAGTAGGCCCGGCCGTGGTCGAGACGGGTCCAGTGGGGCCAGTGGCCCCCTGTGGCCCGGTCGGGCCAGTAACCCCTTGCGGCCCAGTCGGGCCTGTGGTAGTGGACGCGGGTCCCGTGGGGCCAGTGACCCCCGGATCGCCCTGCGGTCCCGTGGGGCCAGTGACCCCCGGATCGCCCTGCGGTCCCGTGGGGCCAGTGACGGTCGACGCCGCTCCGGTGGGGCCGGTGGGGCCGGTGACCGTGGACGCGGGGCCGGTGGGGCCAGTCGGGCCAGTGACGGTCGACGCCGCTCCGGTGGGGCCGGTGGGGCCGGTGACCGTAGACGCGGGGCCGGTAGGGCCAGTCGGGCCTGGGACGGTTGAGGCGGGGCCGGTGGGGCCAGTAGCGCCAGTCGCCCCTGGCGTGCCGCCATCCCCCTTCGGCCCCGTGGGGCCGGTAGCGCCAGGCACCCCTTGCGGCCCAGTAGGGCCTGTAACCGTAGAGGCCGCACCGCTAGGGCCGGTGGGGCCAGCGTCGCCCTGTGGACCCGTTGGCCCAGTGGGGCCGCCAGTGGGGCCGGTGGGGCCAGTGGCGCCCTGTGGCCCCGTGGGGCCAGTAACCGTCGAGGCCGCGCCCGTCGCGCCAGTGGGGCCAGTGGGGCCAGTGGGGCCGGTGACACCCTGATTGCCCTTGGGGCCGGTAGGTCCGGTGGAGCCGGTGGGGCCTTGGTTACCGAGCGGCCCGGTGGCACCCGTCGCGCCAGTTGGGCCTGGCGTGCCTTGCGGCCCCGTCGCGCCAGTCGCGCCAACCCCGCCGACCGGGCCGGTGGGGCCAACGGGGCCGATGGGTCCCTGGTCGCCGCGTGCGCCTGTCGGTCCCGTACCGCCGACTTGGCCTTGCGCTCCCGTAGCGCCCGTCGCACCAGCTGGGCCGGTAGCGCCAGTGGGGCCGGCGTTGCCCTGAGCGCCTTGCGGCCCCGTCGCGCCGGTGGGGCCGGTGACGCCCTGGACGCCTTGGGCACCAGCAGGGCCGGTCGCACCAGTAGGGCCGACGTTGCCCTGCGGCCCCTGAGCGCCAGTGGGGCCGGTAGCGCCAGCGGCGCCAGTCGCGCCGGTGGGGCCGACGCCGCCCTGAGCGCCCTGTGGGCCGGTTGGCCCGAGTGCGCCGGTCGCTCCGGTGTTTCCCTTCGGGCCGGTCGGCCCCGTCGATCCTGGGCCGCCCTGAGCGCCCTGCGGCCCCGTGGGGCCGGTCACGCCGACACCCTGCGGCCCGGTCGGGCCGGTGTTGCCCGTATTGCCCTTCGGGCCAGTGGGGCCGGTCACGCCCTGGGCGCCCTGAGGTCCCTGCCCCCCAGTCGGCCCCGTCGATCCGGTTGGGCCGGTCAGGTCGGCTAGCGCGATGAGGTCATGCCAGACGAGCTCGCCATCCCAGCGCCACTGAAGATGCGTGCTGGTAGAGCGAAACTCAACTTTCCCAGCACCAAGCTCCTGGATCTGGCGCAGCGCGCGCTTAGCTAGTACGGTGCCTACGTCAGACATTGACCCAACCAGCGCCGTCACTCATCGTCAACTCGTCCAGTTGGCCGATGCGGTCGGCCGCCCAGAAGGTCGTGCCTGGCGCCACACTGTTCGCGGCGGGCCTAGTACCTATCAGGCCGCGGAGTTCGTAGGAGTTCGACGTGGTGACGGTGCCGGTGACGGCGGTGATGACATCGCCGAGCAGGCCAGCGAGGTCGATGGGAGCGCCGGCCTCGTCGTGCAAGATGGCGTGCTGCCTACCGTCGGTGCCGATGGCCGGCGTGTACTCGTCCTTGGCCGGATCGAAGACCTGCGGGATGGGCGCACCACCGCGATCGCGCTTGATGTTCTTGGTGTCAGCTGGCATCGCTAACCCCGCACCCGCGCCACGAGCGTCCACGGGTGGCTGGCGTAAGGGGTGACGCTGATATGCGGCGCGCGCGCCCTGACGCTGTTCGGGCGGAACGAGGCGTGGATGTTCTCGATCACGAGGTCGCGGGTCCAGAGGATGCCGACGTGCCCGACCGGCTTGGCGGCGTTGTGGTTGAACACGAGGTCGCCGGGTTGACGTAGCAGACTGGGTACGGCCCAACCGAGCTTCTTGACGCTGGCCTCGAAGTCAGCGGCCCACGGGTCCAGCTTCGCCTGCGCCAGGTTGCTAACCGGGTCGGGGCCGCGCCGCGTGGTGGCGGCCACCAGCCACTTCTCGTACATGCTGTGGCTCGGCAACCCCAGGGCGCGTTCTACGACCAGGCGCACGAACTGAAGGCACATACCGCTCTCTGCCGGCACTGAAGCCTGGCCGCTGGCGGCATCCACCAGCGCCCTCACGATGCGTTCGTTCACGGCCGTCACACCACCACCGCCTTCAGGGCTACAAGGACATCGGCGAGCGCCGCGTCCGGGCTAGTTGGCGAGACCAGGCTGAGAACGTCGCCAGCCGACAGCGGCACGTCATCAGGTATCGCCCACGTCGCCGCGCCATCGGTTGCGATGGACAACCCGCCGACGCTGACGCCGTTACACCGCAAGTCGAACGCCGTTGGAGTCGACGCTGGCGGGGTGCCGACATGCGTCACGCCGGGGTCCGCCGCGTGAATCACGGACGGCCAGGCTGCTAGCGCCTTATCGCTATCGCCACCGACCACGGTCCCAAGGAAGCGCAGTTGCATGGCGTAGACGCTCGGGCCGGGCGGCCCCATCGGGTACCAGTGGCTGACGGCACCGGGGCTGGCGATCGGGCTGCCAGCCGCCGAACCAACGCGGATCTCGATGGACGCGACCTTCGCCTCCCCCGCCGAAGTGACGATGCTAGCCAGCCCTCGGTAAGTGTCGCCCGCCGCGCCGCCAGATACCCAGAACGCCTGCACGGTGTCGGTGTTCGCGGCGGCGCCATCGTTGACTATCACGCCACCGGGGTTGCTGAGGTCGGTGATGCTGGACGAGGCAATGTCCTGGTTACCGAGCCACGGCAGCCAGTTGAGGCGGTAGATTACCTCTTCACCTTCGCGGTGATCGATCACCACGACATCCGGTGTCACCGCACGCCCCTAGCCATCAGGCGCACCACCCGAGGGATGCCGAGCACCACGTCATAGGTGAACGGCCGCATCGCCAAAGCGAGGCGTCTCACCCTGACTGCGACGGCAGGGAACAGTCCGTAGGCGTGGATCTGCGAGCCGACCATGACGCCAGTGTTCCAGCGCCAACTAGTGCGGTGCAGGAAACTCAAGCCTCTTCTAGGGGGTCGTCCTCGAACACCCGTAAGCGCTTGATGTTGGCGATCAGGGCGTCCACCTTGGCGGCGGCGGCGAGGGCGTCCTGCGAGTCCAGCGCGATGGAGATGCCGATAGCCTCACGCAGCATCATCATGCGGAACTCGTTGAAGCTGCTTGAGGTCTTGGTGACCGCAGTCAACAACCGACTGTTCTCGTTCTTCAGCGCGTCCACCTGCGCTTCGACGCGAGTGACGTAGTTGCGCGCCGCCTCCACCTCCTTGCGCATGTCGTCACGCAAGCGGCCCTCCCAGTCGCGGTCGCTCTTCAACCGCGCCGAGCGGTTGGTGAACCACGGCGTGGCGAAGCCGGTGACGAACACGAGGATGACGACGACCCACCACGGCGCTTCTGGAATACTCGGGATCATGCCCCATCTCCCTCTACGCTGAGGAACGCGACGGTCGGTTCTCCTGCCGCCGTCAGATCCTCTACTTCCGCCCGCAGGCGCTGGTTCTCGCCTCGTAGGGCGATGACCTCTTGGATGAACTGTTCCGCCATGCGACTGATGACAGAGAGGCCGGTCTTGGCCTCCTTGCCCCCGTCAGCGCAAAGGCGGTTGAGCACGTGCCTGCGGTAGGTGTCGATCTCTAGCAGCGCCCACTCGGCGCTGAACACCGGCAAGGTGATCGGGGTAAGGTGGACCAGGGCGCAGGCCTTCTCCGGCATCGCGGTGTACGTCCGGTCGATGTAGCCAGGGAACGTGACCGTGAAAGGCGCAGACTCGAACTGCATCTGCGCTAGCTCCTGGCCCGTGGCGCCGTCCACCACCTCGACGTTTATCATGGGGCCACCGGCGATATCGACCAGGCGGCGGGGGAGCTGCCGCCTACTACTTGGTTGTTGCACTTGTAGGTCGTGATGCGGTACGACCCGCCGTAATCATGCGGGTCCACACCATCGCAGACCGTGTACGAGTTCTGCCCGCAAGCGCCGTCGCTGCCCTGTTGCGTGAAGCAATCGTAAGGCGAAGGGAAGCAACTGTTGCCGTAAGAAATCTTCTGGATCTGTTCGTTGCACGAATACTGCGCCGACTGCGACGGGGTGTAGGTGCCGTTCACCGTGATGAGGTAACCGCTGAAGGCGCTGGTGGCGAAGGCGTACATGTCGCCGCCGCTCCCGATCAGGCGGAAGTAGGCCGTGTCGGCGTTCTGGTTGACCCAACCCTGCCCACCGGCTGGGATGCTGAGCGCCACCACCGTGCGCGCCGAGGACGTGTACAGGTTCAGGGTCGTGCCGGCCACGTTGTTCTTCACCGTCACGCCGTTGACGCGGTGGCCCCGCCCGCCGTAAGTGAACATGAGGTTGCTGCCCGTCGCCCACAACGCGCCGCTAGGCTGGGCGCTGCTCTGTACGTCCATGCCGCCAGCTGCACGCAAGTTGCCGCTGGCGTCCACCCAGCGCAGCGTCTTGGTCGCGGCGTGAAGGTAGAGCTCCTTGGGGGTGTGACCGCTGGCGATGAGTTTCCCCCTCACGATGCCAGAGCCGACGACGAGGCTCCCATCGGAGGCGCGAATGTGGATCGCCACCGACATTACTTGACCGGGATCTTCAGGGTCGCGGAGTTGCTGAAGTCCATCGTCGTGTTCGCCGCCATCGTCAGGGTGCCAGAGGCGAAGGACGTACTTGCGTTGCTGCGCAAGAACGCGGTGGAGTTCAGCCCATCGAGCAAGTCGGAGTCGGCCGCCTTGGCCGAGACGCCCAACTTGTTACTCAACAGAGTATCCGCCTGCCCCTTGGTGTAGTACAGGGTGTCGTGATTGTGGCTGGACGGGGCGGCAGAGATGTTGGTGCGTGCCTGAGCCTGCTGTGGGGCTGAAAGCGGCTGCGCGACGTCATACCGCACGTAGCGATCGTCGTGGTTATGCCCAGTGACCGTGGTGCCGAGGCTCTGTAGGGTGACCTTATCCGCCGCCGACATGAAGCCGGATTCGCTGGTCGTCGCGTTCGGGTGGGCGCCGGCACCGCCGCGTCCGATGTGATCGAACATGGCGCTGAGGCTGATGGTTCGATATATGGGGGTAGCCGACTGGATGCCGGTCGCCTGCGAGTACGCGACGCGCAGCAAGGGGGCGGTGTTAGCTGGCCAGCTGGTGCCGGACACGAAGCCGAGGGTGATGCGATCTCGCATCTCCGACACGGTGATGGGCGCAAGGCTGGCGTCGTACTCCTCGCGGGGGATGGGTTCGCCGTCGCTACGCACGTAACCGAAGAACGCCCTGTGCTCCGTGAAGACGCCACCACCGCTGGCGTACTTGCCGGGCGGGTTGCGCGTCTCCGGGTTCTCGTCTGCCGCCTGATGCGCCGCGTAGAGCGTGTAAGTGCCGCTGGGCTGGCCGGTGAGTGACACGTTGGTGGTCTGCAACAGATCCGCGACCTGACATGCGGCCGGGATAGTCACGTCGGCGAAGCCCCCTGTGGGGCTGGGGGTCGGGTCCTGATCGACGACCCACTGCTCCGCGCTGGTCGGCACGACCGCCGCCAGCGGCGCGTAGACCGTGACGACGTGCGTTGAGGTTGCCGCTAGGTACTGAAGCGTTCCGATGACCCCAGGGGGGAAGGTGCCCCAGAGGGTCGCGCTATCAAGGCGGCGCAACACCTCAAGCAGCCGGCGCTCCTTGCTGCGGATGCGTTCGTTGTTAGCGTACCGCCTCGTTCTCATGCGTCGGTTTTAGCAACGTTCAGTACCTGCGTGCGAGAAAGTCCCAGCCTAGCCGCCAAGCAGGTAGTGCCACAACAGGCCGTAGGCCATGTTCAGCTGAGTAACGTCGTCGGGATCGGGGTGAACGGCGTTATGGAGCGCCAGCGCCTGTGTCGCGATGCGGCCGGTCGGATCCCACGGGGCGAGGGTGTGGAACTGGAAGTAGGCGTACTGGCCTTGCGACTTGCGGCTAGCGCCGCCTTGGGGGATGCCGCCGCGTGCCACGTCGCCGCCGATGGTGCTGGCGATATCGACGATGCCGTTGTCGAACACGAAGTTACGGAAGGCCGACGCGACCGCCGTCAGGCGACCGGACGTGACTTCGGCGTGGTTGCTCATGTAGAAGTCAACGAGATCCTGCGCGAAGTAAGTGGCGTAGTAGGACTCGTGCAGGTAGTTCTCGGCGTTGCCGGTGGCGCTGCCGTCGGCGTTGTACAAGACGCCCATGCGCCAGACGTAGGCGCTGCCGCCGTTCACCGACACCTCGACGAGGTTCACGCCCGAGCCGGTGCGGAAGTTGGCCGCCAGGTGATCATCCGCCACGGCCTTGTAGGTCGCGTTGCCGGTCAGGCGCCACAGGTAATGGTGCATGAGGGCGTTGCGGTTCCACGGGTGGGTGAGCCAGAAGTTGATGAAGCTCGTCTTGGGAGCGGTGCCGGGGCCGTTGATGGTCGTCCACTTGGGGATGAACTGCGTGAGGAGGTAGTTCTTCCAGAAGTCGGCGCGTTCACCGTAATCAACGCCACCGGGGCTGACGAGGCCCCTGTTCTGGTCGAAGGTGTACGCGATGAGCGCCACGATGCCGTGCGTCATAACGGCGTCTTGTTCGTGGTTCTCCTTGCGGTAGTAAGTCGCGTTGCCGGAATCATGCTGCCATACCCAGCCGAGGCGCCCGTCACCGTCGTAATCGCTGAGCTTCGCGCGCGCGAGTTGCCACATGCGGTCAACCCAGTCCAGGAAGCGCAAGTCGCCGGTCGTGCGCAGCACGAGGATGGCGTTATGGGTAGCGTCGCCGACAGCCCTGCCGAGGTCGTAGAGGTCAGGCCCCCACGTGGCGTCGCCTTCCGCCAACTCAAGCACATCCGCGTAGAGGTAGGGGGCGTTGGTGCCGATACCCGTCAGCAAGCGAGCGTGCCACGTCTGCGCGTCTGCGCTGAGGGCGCTCGCCGAGAAGCTGGGGTTGCCGCGATGGTACCAGCGTTCGGAGAGGGGCGTGGCGTGAGCAACGTTGCTGTAAGGCCCCGAGCCTGCCGATGCCGTCCAACGAACGCGGTAGTAGTACACGTTGCCGTTGGTCAGGCCGTCATCGACGTACTGCCCCGTCGTGCTGGCGGCGGTTCCCACTTGCGCGAAGCCGCTGCTGGGGCTAGTGCTGCGCTCCACGCTGGCGACGTAAGAGCCGTCCGGCGTCGAGGTCCAAGCGATGGTCGCGTTAGCGTTGCCGTTGCGGGTGACGATGGTCGGCGCGACCGTTGGGGCGCTGCCGCCGCCACCCGTGTCGCCCGGCAAGCCCGTGCCACCAGGGCCGGAACCGCGCCCAGGGATCCAGATCAGTTGGTGACGCCACCACTTCTTGAGCAACGCCAACGCCACGGCGCTAGCGCCAGCGTTCGTGCCGCCGACCCCAAGCCCGATAGCCGGGCTGGTAGGCGCTAGGGAGTAGTCGCCGTTGGGGGCATCCGCGAACTTCGCGACGGACGCCGACACGTTGAGGAGGTTATTCGACAGCGGGCCGTTGACGTTCACCTCGCCGTTGCGGCTGCTGTTGCCGACGATGACGTTGTTCCGCGTCTCGCTCGGCGCACCGCCCGTGTCGCTGATGATGCCGATGGCGCCGCTGGCTATCGTGTTGTAAAGGTAGGCGTTGCCGGGGTTTGTCGTGGAGTTGTGGTTCAGGCCCTGCGCCTTGTGGAACAGCCCGATACATCCGCGCGCGTTGTTGGGTCCGACGCCGGAGTTCTGGCCGCCCATCTTGAAGGCATTGCCGTCGCCTGGCCCGACGCCATCAGGCGAGTAGGCGGGGGCGATCGCCACGCAGTCGATGAACTCGCCTTGCGTGGCGCGGAACAGGTCGAAGCAATCGTCGCCGGAGTTGGCTGCCAGGCAGCGCACGATGCGCGGCGCAGACGCCACGCTGCTAGTGTTGGCGGTTACCACGAAGCCGTCGGGCCGGTTCGTGCCGCCACCCGCGCCGTAGCTGCCGATGCTGACGCCATCTTGTATCAAGGCGTTATTGGCTCCGTAGACGCACACGCTGCTGGTGTAGCCGGAGTGGACCACGAAGTCTTCGATCTTCGCGCTGGCGGCCTTCACCAGGATGGCATACGAGGCCGTCACGTCATCGGAGCGCGCCGGCACGCCGGTCAACTCGAAGCCTTTGATGTGAACGCCGGTGGCCGTCACCAGGATGCCACGCGACACCTCGTCGCTGAGGGAGCCGCCGTTGCCGCGATCGAGGCGGAAGCGTTCGCTGCCGTAGCCGAAGAGCTTGATGTTCGCTTTGTTGACGTTCAGTGCCTGGGCGATGGGATAAGTGCCAGCCCGCACGAGGATGGTCTGCCCGGCCGAAGCCGACGAGAGCGCCTTGGCGATGGTCTTGAACGGCGTGGAGGTGCTAGTGCCGTTGTTGCTATCGCTGCCGTTCGTGGCGACATAGTAATCGCCGACCGTAGTGTTCGGCGTGACGGGGTAATCGGCGTAGCTAGAGCTCCCGCTGCCAACGCCGATTAGGCCGGATGGAAGCGGCGGTTCGCCACCGCCGACGACCGTCAAGGTCGCGTTCAGCCCGTTCCTGCCAGTGGAGGCGCTCCACATGCCGGTGTTCGCGAGCCGGATGGAGTACCGAGGGTCGCCGCTGAGGTTGGCAGACGGGTCCGGGAGCGCCAGGTACATGGCGTAAGCGCCCGGCGCGATATCGGCAGGCAGCGTAACGGTGTAGTCCAGCACCGCAGATTCGCCGCCGAGCGGCAGGTCGCGTCGGGCATCGCTAGTCAGGCGCAGAGTCCTGGCAGTGCCGCTACCGGCGACGAGCACCAAGTCGATCGGCCTTGGGTTGTAGACCTTACCGAAGCCGTAGTTCTGGACGCTCATCTGGATGCTGATGGACGCGTTCGGCGCAGCCGTCAGCGGCAGGGTCGCCCAGTGCAGCGCCAGCCGGTGACCGTAACGGCGGCTGATCTCCGCTAGGTGGCCGCTGTCGGCCCACTTCTGATACATGGACTTCCAGAACTCGGAGTTCATGTAGTCCCAGCCCATGAGCTCCAACTGCTGGATGATGTAAGGGCCGTCGTTCCAGGCGCTGAGGCCGTCCAGGTCGCACGTCTCCCCGCCGCCGACGCCGGTGCGCCCGATGTCGTTGGCGTACTGGCGCTGTTGCACTTGCGTGGCGACCGCTTCGTTCCAGTAGGTGGCCATCCATTCACCCGCGCCGTAACAGTCGTTGTAGTGCCCTAGGCGCGACATGACAGAGCCGGTGAAACGGTCGCCATAGGCGGGGGCATCCGCCCCATAGCGATCGATCATCCACCACGGCGTGCGAAACTGCACTGACATGGTGTTGGGCGTGTTCGCCATGATGGCGTCGATGAACTGGCGCCGCTGCGTGGTGTTCAGGTGGATGCCGTTGCTGCTGCTGTGCTGTTCACCCCAAGCGCCGACGAATCCGCCTTGCAGGACGGCGATGGAGTCCTTGTAAGCCTCAAGCAAGGGGGCGAGTTGCTGGATGTGCCCGACCATAGTGGCTATGTCAGCGTCGGCGCCGCTTGAGTCGCGGTTGTAGGCGAAGCGCAGCACCGCCTTACGGCCACTGTTGCGCCAGGTCGCCATGTCGGCGGCGAGGTTGTTGAGGAACGACGACGGCAGGGTCGTGGTGGTGCGGTAGGCGTCGAGGCGCACGTAGCACATCTGCAACGTGGGGCCGGGCGCGACCCCGTTGACCGGCGCGCTGTTACCCTTCGTGCCATCGAAGCTGTACTTGCTTGAGTCCTCGACGTACCAGCCGCGCTCCGGGTTGGCGAAGTCGGTGGCGGCGTCAACGACGTAGTTGACGACCTGCGTGTCGCCTTGCGGCGGCGGCGCAATCGGCGAGCCGTCTGCGGCTACCAACCCCTTGCGTGCGTACAGCAACAGCGACATGCTTCTCCTAGTAGTAAGACACCATCAGGCGTGGGCGCTGAGCGTCGCCGGTGGCGATCTGGTGCGGGATGCCAGCCAGGCCGTTGGCGGTGGCCGCGTTGTTGCGCGTGAAGATCCCGACAGCGTTACCAGACGCCCAAGAGGCGCGGTTCACGAGCGCCTGGATAGCGGAGGTTATGTCTGACTCCGCGACCCGCACGCTGTCGCCGCCGTTCATACCGGACTTGTACAGCCGCTTATCCGCCGAGAAGCTGCCTACGCGGGTGTTGAAGGCGGCATACGTGGTCGGCGCGAGGGAGTTATCGACTCGCTCTACCCAGTAGTCGAGCCAGTCAACGGCGTCGTCCGTGTACGAGGCGGCGGGATAGTTGTCGTACCACCGCACGACCCACGACACCGAAGCGGAGACGATCGTGGCGTCCTTCGGCACGGTGACGTTGGGAAGGCGGATGTAACAACTCTTCTGCGCCGACTTGGTCATGATGTCGAAGTATTCGGTGTAGATGGCACTACCCGACGCTAACAGCGTGTCGGTGTTCGCGGCCGTGTAGAACGTCTTGTCGGTGGCAGCCGGTGGGGCCGCCGTGCCTAGGCCAAGCAGGACGGGCGCCATTACGCCGTCCTAGGGATGGTCAACGCCAGCCACGTGTTGAAGCCCGTCACGTTGACGCGCAGCACATTGTTAGCCGCGAACGACTGCGAACCCGTCACGCTCGTGAAGCTAGTGCCGTCCGTGGACTTCGCGTACCCGATGGTGGTGGTGCCGAGGCCGCGCTTCGCGACCCCGCTTAGGTTCAGGGTCACCGGATGCGTGAAGGTGATGTAGTAGTTACCGTCTGCCGGTGGGTTCAGGTAGAAGGACTCGTACTGCGTGGGGCGCACGTCTGCCACCACCGCCAGCCACGTGGAGCCGCCATCTGCCGTCACCAGGGTCACGACCGACACTTGGTTCGCGCCGCCTGCTATCGAGCCGTCGCCGCCGTTCAGGATCGTGGTGTTCGTGGGGAACGTCAGCGTCCTGCCGCCCGTGCCGTCCTGGACGACGCGCAGCGTGATGGTGACGAGCCTGCCGGACGGCACGTTGGACGGTGCGAGGGTCACGTTGCCCGTGAGCCGCATCGTGCCGGTCACTTGTGCGCCGTTGGAGCAGTTGACCGTGGCCGTGCCCGACGAGTTGCCGAGCGCGACGTAGACCGCTGGTTCCGCCAGCGCCGCTATGGCCGCCGCCGTCGAGCGCTTGCTGGTCCCGCCTTGGACCACATACGCGAGCTCAACCCCGGTCAGGGGATCGGCGGCGGGTAGTGCGCTTACCTTGGTATCAGCCATCACTCCTCCTACTCGATTATGACCTTACTGCCACTTTCAAGCAGGATGATGTCTCCGCTTTCCAGAAGCAGGAAGTTGGCCCCAGGGCCGATGGGCGCTATGCCGTCGCCCGTGTAGCGGATGTCGTAATAGTCGTTGCCGAGAGTGTCGCCCTGCACGCCGAAGTTCACGATACAGTAGGCGTCGACGTGGTAAAGCGCCAGCACGGCGAGTAGCGCGGAAGAGAACTGCCCCAGGACCCACTGCGGCACGCGCACGAACCACGTGAAGTCCTCGCGCCACACGTCGACGCCCATGAGCTGCACCCCGACGGCGCGGAAGATGCTGAGCACCCCCTCCTGGCTGCCGGTGGCGCGAGCCAGGCGGAAGGCTTGCGAGTAGACGAAGCGCCGCACTTGCGGCGGCAGGCCGGGCACGCCGGGCGGGTCGTAGCCCATCGAGTTCGCGCGCGCCTTGACGAGGCGCATGGGGCAGTAGAGCGGGTTGTACAAGTAGTGCTTATTCAGCGCCCAGATGGCGTCGTCATACAGGCGATCCACCATGAACGCCACCATGCTGTCCTGGTACTCCTGGTCTACGAAGCCCATGCCGGACGCCACGTAGCGCGTGAGGGCGTTCACGTCGCGCAGCGGGCCGACATCTTGGCGGCCGAAGCGTTCGTCGGCCACCGGCAGCGCGAAGGCAGTGACCTCCAACCGGAAGCCTGCTGCCGTGACGGCGAAGTCGGTCAGCGACGGTAGCGGGGCGGCGGGGCGAACGGTGCTGCGGATGAGGAAGCTAGTCACCCCAGTGGTGGCGCTGTGCGTGGCCGGGATCGAGATGTCGAACGACGCGTCGGCGTTCGTGTGACTCAAGGTGAGTGTGACCGTCGCCGGGTCCGGGTTGTGGATGTACACGCGCTTCTCGCGGTAATGCTGCGGACCGGCTGGTAACTCTAGCGCCGCGAGCCACGACCTATCCCGGCTGATGGGCCGTAGTAGGGCCGGGTCGTGGTAAGCGCGGATCACTGCGCCTCGGTGAGCGTGATGTCTCCGGCTGCGATGCTAGGCGTCGGGTACTCCCACGGTTCCAACTCGTAGACAAGGGCGTCTGGGGTCGCGTCAAGCAAACGGCCGTTGAGGGTGATGTCGACGATGTAGCGAACGTTCGGCACGGACGCGATGGCGCCCCACAGCTGCCCCGCGAACACGGGGCGTTCGTGCGGCCAGGTGCGCCAATCCAGGTGACGCTGTATCGCCTCAAGCATGTTCGTCTTGATGTCGTCCTCGTCGGCCCCCGGTTCGATCACGGCTTCGATGGTGCCGCTGATGGGAACCGGCTGAGCGGGGATGACATGCAGCGCCGACGCGCCGTACGGCACGGTGACGTGCAGCAGGGCGTCCTTCACCGCCGTGGTCTGCGCGTCAATGGCGGCACCACCAGCCTGGTCGACGAGGGCTAGCGTCAAGTGCCCGGCCTTCGGGGCGGTCTTGGTGTAGGTGGAGGGCGGTGTGTAAAGCACCTCGGTGCGGGCGCTGGCGAAGGCGCGTCCGATGTCGGGGAAGTTGAGCCCCACGTAATCCGCATGGTCTACGTCGCGCACTAGCGCCTGGGGGTTGAAGGCGTAAGCCCGGAAGAGGGTGCGGATCTCCGCGATCTCGCTGCCGTCGCGGCCCGGCGAGACATCGGCAATGACCACCGTGGCTCCGCGCAACCAGCCGGCGCTAGCGGTGATGGACGCCGCCGCCTCATCCGGCGTGCCGTCGCGGCCCTGCATCTCGGCCTTGATCTCCGCCTCACCGACCGTTTGGCCCACGGGGATGACCAGCGCCTCGGTGGCGATGAAGCGCAAGTCTCCCTGCACCACGATGAACGGGGCGGCCAAGGAATAGCTGCCACCAGCTGGCGCGGCGGGAACGGTGACGCGCACCTTAGCGGTGGCGAAGCTGGCGACATCCGGCTCGAAGCCGAACTCAGCGAAGCGCTGCCGCAAGTCGAGCTCGTTGCTGCGGAGCTCGATGGTGGCGGCGGTCGGCAAGTAGATGCCGTGATACAGGGCCAGCGCCAGGCGGATGTCGCGTTCGCCTAGGTTCTCTGGCGATACTTGTAGGCGCTCGGCGTAGAACGCCAGCCACGCCTCTTGGTCGATGAGGTAACTCATGGGGTGCGGTACTCCACGAGGAAGCGCTGAAAGCCGTCCTCGTCAATGTCATCATCGGCCACGACCTGGAAGAAGATGCCCGGCACGAAGGCTTGCAGGGTGCGCAGGACGTAATCACGCAGAACGCTGGCCGGTAGGGCGCGGCCCTGGTGGATGAACTCCAAGGCCAAGTTGCCGAAGTTGGGGCGTCCGGCAATGGTGTTGGTGCGGATGCGCAAGGCGTCGGCGATCTGCCGCGCCAGCGGGGAGCTGAACGTCTCCGGTACGGACACGCCGCCGTTGGATACATCGAAGTAAGCAAGTACGGGGTCCATCACAGCCTCCGTAACGACGCTACTGTGGGCATCGACGCCGCCGCAGGAATCATGTGGTGCTATTCGTGATGAGCCCCAGGTCGGCTAGCGCTGTTAGCAGGCTAGCGAGAGCCGGGGTGGTTGCGCCATCAGCGGCGGTCTTAGTGCCGGTCACGGCGGGCTTGGTGATGGGCGTAGTGCCGTAGAAGCCGAGCCTGACGGCGGCCAGACTGATGCCGCGTACCAGCGTGAGGATCAAGTCGTTGCTCGCGGTGTTCAGCACGAAGCTGTTGCCCTTGTCGTCCTTGATGGTGAGGGCCTTGGCTACGCCGTCGGCCAGGATGGTGTAGACCACCCCCAGGCCGGTGTGCGTCACCCGCCAGCGCACCACGGTGTCGTCGAGGCGGTGTTCGTCCAGGACGACGGTGGACGGCCCGATGACCTCCGACGTGTCGCGGTTGGGGTCGGTCGGCCAGGGGTGCCGCGTCTGCCAGCCGTGGCCGCGACTATCGAGGTGCGTGCGGCCGACATCCCCGTTGGGGCCGAACACCGGGTCGGAGGGGGCGTTCACGTAGCGGTCCTCGCCGCCGTTGCCCGCGCGCTTGGTGTAATCGACCGTCTCGCGCAAGTCGCTGTAGCGGTCGTCGGTGTTCTGCGGCCCGTAGGCGATGACAGCCAAGCCGATAGGGTTGATGGGCGACCTATCGACCGGAGCCACCACCACACGCGTGCCCGGCTTCAACGGCTGCCAGTCCATCTGATCGCCGTGGAAGTGGTTGAGGAACACCGGGATGGGGTGCGGGGTGATGGGGTCGGGGTTGGCGACGGAAGCGATCCACGGCATCTTCACACGTGCGTAATGGCGGGGGTACTTGACTCCTGCCTTGTTCGTCTCGGGTGAAGCCTTGTAGTTCGCCTCCACGACCTCGGAGATGTGGCAGATCATGCGGGGGCCTCCGCGCCGCGCCCGCCGCGCAAGGCGCCTTTGGTCTGCCAACCCGACTCGTCGATGATGTGGGTCACCGACACTATCTCCATAGGTGTGGCGTACAGGTCTTCCAGGCCCGGAGGCGGGTTGAGGGCCTTGATCTCGTCGAGCGGTAGGATGGGGAGTCCCGTAAGCAACGCGAAGTCGCCCTCGATGGACGCCCAGTAGTAATCACCGGCAGCGCGGTCGACGATATCTTGGGCGTCTTGCTGCGTGGCGGTGGACAAGAAGCCGATGTGCAGCGAGGTACCCTCCACCCCCATAGGGTTTGTGGCCGACACGACCACCGACTTCAGATCCAAGCCTTCCTCTGGCGCGACCCAGGTCGCCTCGATGGTAGCCGGCGACTCCACGAAGCTCTGCCGTGGCGTCCAGGTGGTGAGGATCGGCGGGTTGGTGTCGCCGAGCTGGGTACGACGCGTGGAGAGCGTCCACGTGCGATATTCGCGCCCGAGTTGCGGCTTAGCGCCAGGGTAGAAGAAGTGAACCTCTCCGTTCATCTGGTCAAGCCAATGAACGAAGTTGGCCTTGGACCAGCGCTGTATGTAATCGAGGAGGTTGTTGTCACTCTCGCCGCCCTCGTCGGCCTCGCCTTGCGCGACATCTTCAACGTTAGCGCTGATGGGGAAGCGTTGCTGAAGCAGGGTGTCGGCAATGTACAGCACTTGAGCCGCCTCGGTGCCGGTGGCCGACGTGCGCGTTTCGCGTGCCTGGAACATCTGACTATCACACTCGACATCGACTGCCACGGGGTTCGTGCCGGCCGGGTAAGCCTGCATGATATACCCACTGAACACTTCCTGAAAGCTGCTCGGTCGATCCTCGTAGCCGACCTCCACGCGCACAGGCATGGTCTTCTCGAACTCCGCGCCGACCAGTTTGGCCGACTCCTCGCCGATGATGGTGATGGTCGCCATATGCACCTGGTCGATGCCGAGGTTGACCTCCACGCGCCTTATCGCCGCGTCGTAACCGCGCACCGCCTGGACCCCGCCCTGACGAAGTTGGGTCATCAAACGCTTACCGTTGACGTAGACGCGAAAGGCGGGCTGGAAACCGAGCACGTAGCCCCCGCCGCCGAGGTCCCGGCCACCACTAGAGCCGCCGCCACCGACCAGTAGGCCGGTAGTGTCCGGCCTCACCGCGCCACCTCTGGCCGTCGTTCGCGCCTCACGACCACGCCATAGATGTCCACTTGGTTCTGAAGGTAGTTGAAGTACGCCTGCACCCACGCGGGAACGTCGCCGTGCCTGACCGCCACTGGCGGCACCAGCGGTTCGGTGTTGGGGATGATCGAGTACCCCATGCCGCTAGCCGCCGTCCACGGCGAGATCATGTCGGGGAAGCTGGCGGCGCGACCCTCACTGGGGATGCGCAGCGGGTAACCACCGGGCCAATAACCAGTCAACCAAGCGTTATGCAGACTGAGGGTGTTCACGCCAGACTGGAAGTTGATGCCCAGCGTGCCGGCGTGGTACTTGCCGATCCGTTCATCCTCGGCGTACAGCGCGAACGGGTTGTTCGGCGGCCGGTACGCGCTAGCGATAGCCTGCCAGATGCGCTGCCGGTGGGGGATAACGAATATGGGCATCAGTTGAACTCTACTCTGTACTCTGGAACCTGCATCAGGGTGATACTGACCGGGATGGTGCTTGGCATCTGCGCGTCGGCCCCGCCGAACGAGGGAACATCCTCTTGCAGCGCGATCTCGCTGTCCAGCGACTGAAGCGCCACCACCATAGCGTCACGCTTCGGCGCGTGGAACAGCATCAGTGGGCTGGGGCCGTTATCGTCGATGAACTTCTTGATGGCCAGGTACTCGTCGTACACGTTAGCGCCAGGGTCGCGACCACTCGACCTCGCCTCGCTGGCGAGGAACTTGTTCCAAGCGTTCAGCTTCGCCTCGAACGACCACGCCAACCCCGAGCCGTAGCCTTGGCTGACGTAAGGCGCGTTCATGCCCGGCAGCGGCTGGATGTTCAAGGTGCTGCGGTACCCTTCGGAGATTATCGGCACGTCGCTGAAGAGCCACAACTGCCCCGTCTTGATGGTGCTGAGGTAGAAGCTTGGCGGTGGGAGTTCACGTTGGCTATCCATCACCTGGCTCCACTTCTCGCGGCGTACTGAGCGTTGCGGGCCGAGATGGGGGCCGCCAGCTCCCGGACGATGAGATCCGATATCGCCTGGAACAAGTTGCGCTTCAAGTCGGGGCCATCAAGGATGGCGTCGACGGTCGCCTGGGCGATCTCCTCAGCCGACTGCCCCGGCGCGGCCTCCACCTTGACACCGCCAACGTCGATGGTCAGCGGCGCACTCACGGTACTGCCGGTATCCGTGGGCGGCTGAACCGTGTTGAAGCCGCTGTAAAGGCCGTCAAGGCTCATCGGGTCGACGCGCTGGCCATCGCGGTAGGCCCCGATGTGGACATGTGTGCCGTCGCCACCGCTGCTGCTGTACACCTTGCCGGTGTTCCCCTGCACGGCGAACGCCTGCCCGGCGCGCACGCCACGCGGATCGGCTCCGTACTGCGCCTTCGTGTCGTCAGACAGGTGCGAGTAAGTGATGGTCGCTAGTCCGTAGGCGTCGCGGAAGATGGCGCTATTCCCGAAGATGCTGGTCCCGCCACCGCCGAACAGGTCGGCGTTCCTGGCGTAATCGGCGTCTGTGTACAGGTACTCGACGGACCCCCCGGCCAGCGCTTTGATGTTCGGGTCGCTGAGCACCACATCAAGGCCGGTGTGCGACCCGTAACTGTTGTTACGCGCCGCCCCGTAAGGCTCCGTGATGACGCCGCCCCAGAAGTTGCCGCCAGCCGTCGTGGCGGCCTTGCTGTCGTCCACACTCGGCGCTGCGGGGCTCGGCGAGGCCGTGGAGGGGCGCGGGATGCTGGTGCCGCGAATGAAGCGCAAGTCGGGATCCTGCACGAAGCCGGTGAACACGTCACCGACTTGGCTGGGGCGCAAGTAGCTGGTAGCGGTCAGCGCCTCCGCGCTCTTCTTGGTGTTCCCCTCGATCACGCCTAGGGCAGCGAGGATGCCCTTCAGGTACTCGATGCCTTGCTCCTCGCCACCTTGGGCCGCGACGACGCTATCCCAGATGTCGCCGATGCGCGCCGCGCTCTCAACGTCAACCACGGCGTTCGAGCTCAACACCGCGCCGTCCTCGCCCACCAACGCAGCGCGGCCCGTCTGCACCGAGCGCCGCAGCGCCACCCCGAGCAGCGCCTCGCCTGACATGGTGAGGTCACCCTGCATCACCGGCTGCATGGCGTACTGCACAGCCTGGAACACTTCGGTGTTGTTGTACGGAACATTCGGGTTGGCGCGGTAGAACTCGTCCACCGTGAGCGCCAGGTCGCTGCGGATGTCGCTCTCGCTGGCGCCCTCGGTCATCATCAGCGCGGCGCGGTTACGCAAGATGGTGGCGATGCCGCCCTTACGCATCGCCTCCTGCATCGTCCAAGCGGGGTCGGGGCCGGGGCGCATCCACTCCGGGAACTGACTGCCTTTGATCCTGGGGGTGATGACATCCAGCACGTGACTGCCGGCGTTGCCGACGCGCCGCCAGAAGAGCTCAGAACCACTCATGTTCGCGTCGTAACCCGCCTGCGCCGCGAGTTCTGGGCTCATCGCGGCGAACTCACGCCAGTTGCGGGCGATGTTCCCACTCTGCATGGCGGTGGCGGCGGTCACTCCGATGGCCGCCGCCGCCGCGAGCGGGATGGCTGGCCCCGCCATGAGGGCCTTGCCAAGGGCGCCGAACCCCGCCGACGCCCCGCCCGCGAAGGCTTTCACGACGCCCGCCCCAGCCCCGCCGAGCAGCCAGTTGGTGCCGGCCATGCCGCCCATTAGTCCACTGGCCATCAACGCCGACTGCATACTGAGGCTGGCGAAAGTGTTCGACTGCGGGGCGCGCGCCGCCCAAGTGAACTGCTTGTCGGTGATGAGCTTAGCCGCGTCGACGAACGCCTGCCCAGCCGTGAGGATCGCGCCGGCGCTGTCGACGTACTGGCCGTTGCGGGTCTGCATGTACTCCGAGATGTGCCGCGCCGTGCGAATAGGATCCGAGCTGTCGACGACGGCGTTCAGTGAGGTCCCCAGAAGCTGCGACACGAGGCCGGTGCCGAAGCCGGTGATGCTACCGAATATTCGGTCGACGAGCGAGATGACCTCTTCCCCGGCGTTGGAATCGAGGAAGGACTCGAAAGCGTCGTTCAGCTGCGTCAAGTTCGTGCGAACCTTATCCAACGAGTCGGAGTACAACTCGACGCGGAAGTTCTGGTACAACGCGCCCATGCGGTCTACCTGGCCGGCGGTCGTACCCGCACGGCGCGTCAGGTAGTCAGGCCCGAAGCCCATCTCAGAGAGCATCTGGATGAGCACCTTGCCAGGATCCGCCGCGTTAGCGCCGCCCATCTCCTGTTCGATCTCAAGGAGACGGTTCCTCGGCAACTCGAAGCGCAGCGCCAACGAGCGGAAGCGGTCGGGGCCACCGGAGTAGAGCTCCGACAGGGCCACCATCGCGCCCTTGGTGCCCTGCACCGGGTCACGAGCGACCAGCAAGGCGCGGGCCAGAGCGCCCGTCTGCAAGCCAGCCTGGAACTCGTCTTGCGTCTGCGCCGTGATGCGGATGATAGGCGCCAACTGGCGAAACTGCTCCGCGAGTTCGGGGCGCGACAGACCCATCTCCTGAGCCGTGACGGGCATACCGGCGAAGTAATCGCTGTAGATGAGGCGCCGCGATTCACTACCCGCCAACTGGCGCGAGATACCCAGCTTGTCGGACATCAAGGCGTTCTGAAGCAAGGTCTGGCGCTCTTCTAGATCCAGAGCCTGCCCGATGGTGCTCTGCGCCGCGTAGCCGACGACGTTGCCGATGTTCTGCGCCATGTACAAACCGGCCGCGCCGCGCATCAGGTTCTGGTAGTTGAAGATCCCGCGAACGCCGCCCAAGACGCGACGGTACTGGCCGCTGGCGTGCTTCACGCCGCCCCACGTGCTTTCCCACATGCCGCCTAGGTTGGGGCCGGGGAACAGGTCGCTGAAGCCGACCCAGCGGCCGCCGTACATGCCCTGCCCGCCGTAGGAGGGGCCTCCCTGGGGCGGAAGCGCGTAGCCGCCGCCAGGGGGAGGTGGGGGCGTGAAGCCGCCGCCACCACCGGGGGGTGGAGGTGCGTAGCCGCCGCCAGGGGGTGGTGTGTAGCCGCCACCGGGTGGGGGCGGCGTGTAGCCAGGGCCACCGACTTGGTGGTACGTGCCGTTCGGGCCGATGCGCCACACGCGCCCGTCAGCGCTGGTGTAGGTCCGTCCGGCGACGGGGCCGCCACTCCATTGCTGCGACCGCCCTGCGGCGCTTTCCGGGGTGTAAGTGGAGCCGTAGCCGGGAACGTACACCATGCCGCTTGGCATCGGCGCTGACGGCAGGGTCATCGGCGTAGCGATCGGCCGGGCGGCGCGGGGGAACTCGATGCTCCCCCGGCCAGGCAAGTACACCGTGCCGCCCGGCATGGGCACGCCGCCGAAGATCGTTCCTTGAGACGGCGACGCGCCCCGCACCCCGACGCTGGCAGCCGCCGCCGCCGCTGCGGCCCCAGCCCCAGCCCTAGCCCCAACCCCGGCAACCCCAGCGCCAGCCGCCGCCGCGCTGACGGACGCTAGGGCGACGGCCAGGCTATCGAGCTGCCCCACCGAGTCGCGGACCATCGCCTTGATGGACGCCCCGATGGACTTGATGGCCGTGTCGAGGTTCCGCGCCTCTGTGAGCGCCTTCGAGAAGTCGATATCCGCCCGGAAGGACGCACCGAAGATGCTGACGCCCTTCTCACCCGGTGGCATGACTACCCCCGGCCGCGCTTGCGCTGCATGGCTTGGATAGCGTCCTTGCGGCGCTTTGCCTCGCGCTCGTTCGCGTCACGCACGCTGTCATACCACTCGCGCAACTCATCTAACGGCAGGGTACGGAGGTCGGTGATTCGTTCGCCGGAATGTTTGAGGTACATGATGTACCCCTTACGCGCCACCTCGTGAGCACGCTGCATGTTGTACAGGTGTTCTATCCAATCACTTGCCGGCAACTCGCCGCTTACCATCTTTTGGCTTAGCTGACGGATCGCCATCTTCAGGTACACCGGGAAACGGGGTTGGCTTGCCGCCAACATCCACCCTGCCCTCCAATATCTCGCTGAGCGGCTTGTAATCACGCATCATCAAGTGGCGAGTCAGGAGCTGGAAGTCGTACCAAGTGATGTTCATGAACGCCGCGAACGGCACGTCGCCGCGCTTGTCGAACATGCCCGCCTCTGGCGTGCCGAAGCGCGTCACCAACCACGTCAGTTGAGCGCTGAAGAGCACCGTCTCGTCGCCACCATCGGTCGGCAGGCGTTGCTCCGCTAGCTTGCGGTCTTGCATCGTGTGGAGCTTCAGGTACGCATCGCGGGTCACGTCCACGTCATCGCGCAGCGAGAACGCCTCCTGCCCGGTGGATGGGTGCGTGCCAGAGTCGATGAGCCGGTTGAGGGCGTCATAGTCAACGCCGGCCATCTGGTCCAACTGCGCGGCTGTCAGCACCGGATCGGTGCGCTGTTCAAGGTTGAGGCGCATCACGGCCTCGCCGTACTGGCGCGAACCCGGACGCGCATCCCTCGCCGCCTTCTCGTGAATATCGAGCACCTGGCGCAGCGTGTTGGGGCGCACGTCGATCTTGTCAACGCCGTCGATGGGGTGCAAGAGTTCGAGCGTGAACGGCTCGATGTAATCGACAACCGGCGCCAGCCCACCATCGTCGGTGAGGATGACGCCGTAAATCAGACGAACATGCTTAGCTTTCATACCGTCCTCCACGGCTACGGCGGGAGGTTTGATTTGTTGGCCCCCACCCCGTAGCAAGTGGGGGCCTGGTGCGAGAACGCCCTACGGGGCGGAAACGCCTAGATCAAGTGGCGTCGTAGTGGTTGATAGTCGTCCTCTTAGGACGCTTCAGCACATCGAACGCGACGGAGTAGTTGCTGTTGTCACCACCGGCGTACACGACCACGACACTCTCGTACACGTCCTCGAAGTTGTAGAGCTCAGCGGCAGACGCGGAGTTCTCGTCGCTCGGCTCGTTCTCCTCGAAGAGGCCGCGCACCGTGATGCCCATAGTGGCTTGCGGGATGAGGTCGGGCCGTCTGGCCGCCAGCTTCACGCAGCAATCCAAGAAGGCGGTGATGTTCTCGTTCAGGTAATGCCGCGTAGCGGGCGCATCGCCCTTCACGACGAAGGCCGGGAAGGTGCAGGTCAAGCGCTCCACGGTGAACGGCGTCACGCGAGGCGTCGGGCCGCGTGCGCCCTGATCGTAACTGGGGTTGAACCCCAGTGGACGGGCGGGCGGGGCACCGACGGCGTTCCAGACGCGCGTGTTGATGAGCGAGAGGTCGACCCCTTCGGTGTCGATACGCGCCTGCGTGAACAGGCGGCCTAGCGTCTCTGTGTTGATGGCGAACTCGACTTCGTACATCAGTTCCCTCCCGCCGCAGCCGCTGGCGCAGCCGGGGCGCCGCCAGCGATGCTGGTCAGGCCCTCGATCTCGGCGTCGGTGAGGTGCGCGAACACCCCGCCGAGGGTGCCGTTGAGCTTGATGCTCGCCATGAACACCGCCCAGCCGGGCAGGCTCGGGAAGCTGACGCCCTGCCAGCGGTTCTGGACTTCCATCAGGTCGAAGGTGCCGGTCGAAGCACGCTTCACCGCCCCGGAGTTGACGTAAGGCATGATGGCCTGGTCGCCGAGGCGCTGAATGGTGCCACGCGTGATGGCGTTGTTCGGCCGGTTGTGCGCCAGTGGCGTGAACGCGATGGCGAGACGTCGGCCGATGTCGTTGATGATGCTGCGCACGCCCAGGTCGCCCATGCGATCAAGCTGGTCATCGAGCGTGTAGTAGCCGTGGACGCCGTAAGCGCCACTATCAAGCTGCTTGAGGTAGTTGACGCCCGCTGCCGCTGCCGCGTCCATCTGGCCCTTGGTGAGGTTGTCATTCACGGAGATGGAGCGGAAGCCGAGCGGCGAGTTGCCGACCGGGTACGAGCCGCCGAGTCCGTTAGCGGAGATCTTAGCCGACCATTCGCCTAGGTACGCGGCGCTGGCCGGGACCTCGCGGCCGTTGACGGCCGCCTGAGCGCCCCAGCCGAAGAACTTAGCGCCGGTGCCGTCGCCTGGGCCGTCGCCGTAGGTGTCGGTGTCGTTGATGAAGTCGGTCAGCGTCTCACCGTACATCTGGTTCAGGAACACCAGGCGGAACGGCGCGGTCTTGAGGGTGTTGTGCAAGTAGGCGCGAACCACGGTGCTGGGCGGGTTGGCGATGGTGAACCACCGGAAGGCGATGCCCGACACGGCGTCGATGGCGGCCTCCCAGTTGCTGTTGGACAGCGCCGAGCCGTTCGTGGCACCAGTGAGGGTCGCCGTGACAGAATCGCCAGCCACGCGGTTCGCGTTGATGGTGCTGGTCGCCGCCGTCGGCTGGTACTCAAGGCGCACGTAGCGGCTGCCCATGACGGGATCGTTCATGACGCTAGCGTTGCGCGTGCGGTGCAGGCCGGAAGCGCCCGCCGTGCCGCCTTCGTAGGTGAACACCAGCCCCTCGAAGAGCTCTGGGGAGGCGTCAGGGTTCGGGCTTTGCACCTCAACGTCGCACACCGCCGTGTTGTTGCCAGCGGGGTGGGAGGCGACGATGCGCCTGATGGTCACCTTGACCGTGAGGCTGTTGTACGCAGCGCCGGGGCCGATGGCCTTGAAGCGGAACAGGTCGACGGCGCTAGGAACCGCAGCGTCGGTGATGATGGCGCTCTGCGCGAAGGTCGCGTCGGCGGGCTTGACGTTGTAGATGTCGAACCCTGCTGGCCGGATGCCGTTGTAGCTTCGCGAGGCGAAGGTCTTGGCGTAGTCCAGGTTGTAGTCGGCGTTGCCGTCGCCATACTCGCGCATGACATCGCCGAGGCTGAGGCCGCTACCAGGCGGCAAGCTGTTGAGTCCAGACCGACCGGCAGGGAAGTCACCGATCAAGAGTAGTCGTGGGGCGACCTCCGATGGCAGCGAGCCAAACGCGCCTTGGAAGTCCTCCCTCAGCTTGAATACGTCAGAACTTCTCATGCGTCCTCCACCATCTTGGTCTTCTTACCAGTCTTCTCGGTGTTCTCGCTGGAAACTTGCGCCAGAACGCCGCGCTCGACGAACGCCCGCAGTGCGTCATCCGTCGTGCCTAACGCCTTGGCGGTGACCACGGAGCCGTACTCAAGGCGGTGATGCCCGACCTTGTGGCCCTTCCGCATGACTTGATACTGCATAACCTCTCCTATTCTGTGGGCGGCATATCCGCCACTCCGGCGTCGTCGGCTTCTTGGCTGAGCGGGTAGTTGCCGACCCGCTCCGCGTACCAGGGGAACGGTTCACCGCGGTCCCAGTCCTCGATGACGGGAGAAACGCCGGTGATGATGTCCGTGCCGAAGTAGACCTCCGGCATCCCATCCGGCAGCTGGTGGACGGGCGTGTCGGCGGTGCAGCGTGCGGTGACGTTCGCCGTCAGGACGTTACGGAACACGCCGTTCGCCTCTAGGTTCACGACATCCACCCTGATGGGCACGAAGTCGATCTCGAACTTGTATATGTCCGTGATGAGCTTCTGGCGACTGTTGACCATGCTGAACACGTAAGCCGTCTCGAAGCGGTCCTTGCCTTCGACGTGTAGCCAGAAGCTGCCGCGCCAGAACGGTTCGGTGAGTACGAAGCCGCCGCGATCGACGTGGAGCACGCGGCCGCCGTACAGGGCGCGAACGAAGCCGGAGCGTGCCGTGCCGCGACTGCGGATGCCGATGTGAACACGCGGGTCGTTCACCTCGAAGTGGATGAAGTCCTCGACGATCACGACCTTCGGTCGCGCCTGTCCGCGAGAGACTTCTTGTTGCAGCTTGATGGTCGGGTTGTTGGCCTCGGAGAAGGCGACGTAGTAGATCTTGCCGAGCAGCCCGGCCCCGACCGGCTCCGTGAAGTAATCGCCCTGCTTGTAGATGTCGCCGTAAGGGATGCCGTCAACGTCGCCGCTGACGGTTATCACGTCATCCGTGTACCCGCCCGTCAGGGGGTAGACGATGCCTTCGGCGTACATCTTGCGCAGCGCGAGGCGGATATCGACTTCGGCGTCGACGCGGTTCACTTGATCACCACCACGGGCCGCCCCAGAACCGCCTCGTAGGCGGCACGCAGCTCCTCCTTCTCCCTAGGGATGACGGTGAGCACAGTAGGCAGGAGGGTGGTGCGCGGCGGAACCCCGAGGCCGTACTCGTTGTACGGGAAGATGGGGTGCTTCGTGAAGGCGCCAGACTGCCCGTGGTAGCGGCCTTGTGCGCCGAGCTTCTCGGTGAACGGCNCCAACTCGATGCTGTCGGCCAGCATCCCGTGCTCCTCGACGTGCTCAAGCGTCGGGTCGAACAGCATGGTATCGCCCAAGTAGCCGCGTTCTTCGCGGGCGTCAAGGGTCTTGCTGGAAAGCCGCTTGGCGTTACCTTCGTTGCCGTACTCGTCGCCGATACGGTCGTCGTCACCGAAGCGCGACTCCCAGTCGTCCTTCAGCACCAAGCCGGTCGCCTTGACGTTATCGCGTGCCACCGCCGCCAGGCGCTGCAAGTCGCGCATGAGGATGTCAGCGAAGCTGATCATTGGGGGCCTCGTTCATATCGGAGAGCATGAACAGGTACTCACTGCGATCGAACTCGGCCTTCACGCAGCGGTACTTGCGACCGCGCACGCTGAAGGTCAGCCCCGCGATCACGCCTTGGTCGTAGACGTTGGTGAGGCGCTGTGGCGCCTGGGTCGCGCGAACGTACAGGATGCCGTTGAGGCTGACCTTCTGCCCGACGGCAGCGTAAGCGGTTGGGCTTGGGTTGGTGTCGAAGTAGCCTTCTACTTCTATCGTGGCCGGCGCTACACCCGGCTGACCGGGGAACGTGATGTAGACGGCGTACTCCTCGAAGGCGGCTACATCCTCAGCGGCGTCGTTGAGCACGTTGACGCCGTGCTGAAGCATCTTGAAGTAGTAACCCTCACGGGACATAAGTACGCCTGACGGTTATGAGGCCACCGCTGGCCTCCGGGTCAAGCGGGGGCCACTCGGCCTCCGGGAACAAGTTGCGTGCCTCCTGGTAGTTGCGGCTTGCGGCACGCATCAACTCGGCATGGCTGCCGAGGGGGGTGCTGACCTGGCCGCCCCGTTGAGTGACCAGGCCAACGAACATGCCCTTCTCGTCGGCGAGGACGCCGAACAGTCGAGCCAGTGTGTAGTATATCAACGCGAGCTTTACCCGCTCTGGTGGCCCGACGATGCCTGGGATCGACTCGAAGATGAGGCGCGACGACTCCACCACGCCATACACCTTGTTGCCAGGCACGTCCACCGCCGCCACGGGCGAGCCGCCGATATCAACGACAGCCTCAGCCACCCCGAAGTACGCGGGGCGCAGCAGCGAAGCTGCCAGCACCTCACTCGGGGCGACCGGCGTCACGTCAGCTCATCTCCTGCAAGGCCGCACGCTTAGCGGCCATCGACTCGGAAAGCGCGGCGTGCGCCTTCTGTGCGGCCTTCACCTCAGCACGTGCCGCCTCTGCGTCCACGACAGCAGCCTGGGCCGCCTCTTTCTCGGCCTCATCATCGCCCTTGTTGGCGCGAGTGAGCGCTGCCTTTCGGTCGGCCAGCGCCTCCGATACGGGGGTACGAACACTCAGGATCTCGTCCAAGCGTGCAAGTTCCTCTTCACCCTCGGCTACCTCCTGTTGGAGCGTCGCCATGCGCTGCGTGAGACGCTTGGCTTCAGCCTGCTCCGCGCGCCCAGTGCCTTCCGCCGCCGCGCCGACAGCCTTGAGGGCCTTGGCTGCTTCAGCTGGCATCTTAGGGAGCTCTTCGCCGGGCTGGTACCACTTCTTGTCGTACTTGACTCTTGCTTTAGCTATCAACGCCACGGTTCACCTCTCTGGGGCGAAGCGGGGCGCTTGGCCCCGCCTCGGGTGACTACTGGTTACTGAACGGTGCCGCACATGAGCGTGCGGGGGTCGGTGAGGATGGGCAGCGTCCAGAAGACGGACTTCATGGCCACCTCGAAGGGTTCGTCCTGTTCCGCCATCCAGGTGTAGAGGCCGGGGGCGAAGTTGTTCTCCACCACCGGGCCGTCGACTTGGTAGCCGAAGCCGTTATCGAAGCCGAAACCGCCGTCCACAGCCGCTGGGCCGATGACGACCACGCGGTTTTCGTGCAGGAAGCGCGTGGCGGCGGGCTGCGCGGCCCCCGTGAAGTCGAACTTGTTGTACATGCGGTCGTAGGTCACGACCGGCCCGATCTCGCGGCGTGCCAGGTAGGCGTTGAGCTGATCGCGGAAGAACTCGATCTTCGCCTGCGTGGTGCTGCCGGTCACCGTACCGCCGATGCCAGCGTAACCGGCGATGGCGAGGCGCGTGCGGGTCGCGGCCTGGGCCAGCAGGTTGTTCAGCTGCTTGGTGGACATGACGATGAGGCGCGGGTACGCCCCGATGTCCGTCTTCATCGCATCCGCCCAAGTCTGGATGTCGTCCAGCCCGTCGGCGGTCGTGTCGGCGTTCCACGTGTCGGTGTTGGTGAGCGCGAACTTGTTGCCCCCAGCTACGCCGTAATCGACGGCGACGGAGGTGTTCGGGATGGTGTAAGTGCCCTTAGAGAGCACTTCCCAGCGCTGCGCCTCGGCCAGGTCGAGGTAGCCGGTCACCAGGGCGTTAGCCAACTGGTAAGGCCGGGCGCGGAAGATCTCCGCTGGCGTGACACGGCGGCCAGGCAGGAAGATGTCGCGCAGCTTGCGCAGCTCAGACTCGTTCAGGGTGTACTTCATGCCACCCTTCAGGATGCTGTAGCGCTGCGTGCTCTCGGTGCCGAGCGGCCCGGAAGGCAGCTCGGAGTCTGGCGCGATGACGGCGGATGCCACCGGGCGGAAGGAGACGCGCCCGACTTCCTCGGTCCAGTCGTCACGCTGCACGAAGGGCAGCAGACGCTCCCCAAGGCGGGTGGGGTTCTGAACCAAGTCCATGAAGCGCTTGGTGGCGAACTTGCTGATGTCCTCGGGGCGCAGGCCGTCGAAGTGCGAGAGGTTATACAGCATCTTAGTAGTCCTCCGCGAACTTGAAGCCTCGGAGCTTCAGCGCCGTCAGCGCGGTCGCTTCAAGGCCGGGGGTGTCGTTGGCAGCGACGCTAGGCATCCGCGCGCCGAAGAACCCGCCAGAGATGTAGATGCCGACCATGCCGCCGCCGTCAGCGAGATCGACGGTGGCCTTGAGGATGCCGACGGCGGTAGCCTCGAAGATGGCCTTGTTCTTGTCCGTGTCGGGCGCAGACGCAGCGGCGGTCTGGTTCACGGCACGCCAGAGGTTGCCGGAGGTCTTGATGAGCACCGTGCCGGGGCGCAAGTACACGTGCCCGTTCACGGCGGCTATCGCGTTGCCGTCCGACCCCTTGGTGTCGAGGTAAACGCCCGTCTCCCGCGTCTCGTGGACGTTACCCCACACGACGGGAAGGGCGACGTTAGCTTCGGCTAGCCCATCGTGCGGCCCCGGAGCAATCGTAAAACCAATCTTTCCCATGAACTATCCTTTCGGGTTGAGAATGTCGCTCAGCAACTTGTCGCTGGCCGTTTGTTGTTCGTTGTAGAACTTCGCGGCCTCATCAGCATCGAAGCTGAACGTCTGGCTGGTTCTCTTGCCAGGGTTCCCGCCACCAGGGAGGGGGTTGTCGGACACGGGCTTGGCATCGGGGTAGGTGGTGTAGAAGTCGTCGTTGACGATGGTAGCGAACTTATGGCGCTTCTCGCCACGCGTCAGCATGATCTGATCGCCGTCAAGGTCGATGTCGTAACCTTCCAGCTTCAGATAAGCGCGGGTCCGCAGCGCCAGCGTTTCATCGCCATCGAGTTGGCGCTTCATGGCCTCAGCGACAGCGCCCTGGCGTTGCTTCGCCTCAGCGGCCTGCACGACCGCCCTAGCGTCGTCGCGCTCCTTGGTGATCGCAGCCACAGTGGCCTTGAACTCCGCGATCTGCGCTTGAGCAGTGCCAAGGTCGAACTTAGCGCCCTCTTCCGCAGTCATCAACCGCTTCACGAGGTCGTTGCTTTGCTCCACCATGTGCTCCAAGGCGGCGATAGGGTCGTCGTTGTAGCGAGACAGCAACTCCCTTACCTCCCTCGGCCGGTAGCGCTTCTGAACTTCCTCATCTACCCTCTGCTTCTTGTCGGGCGAGGCGTCTCCGCCGCCGCCTTCGGTTGCGGCCCGCAACCATTGTGTCCGGTGCATAAACATAGACCCTAATCCTCCTGGGATGGGCTGTGGTCACTGACCACGGCGACAATGCCTACAGGACTCCCCGTAGCGCTGTGCATAAGATAAGCACTTTCCGGTAGGTTATGCACGAATGTTACACGCCCTCCAGCGGGATGGGGTTCCCGTCCTCGTGTAGTAGCCGCCGACCGGCTTCAGTCAGGAGGACGGGGTCGGGGTCGGGGTCGGGGTCGGGATCGGGGTCGGGGTCGGGGTCGGGGTCGGGGTCGGGGTCGGGGGGCCGCCACCCGAACAATCGCCTCAACCATTCCCATAAGCGGCGCAGCATCATTCCACGCTACCTTGCGGCTGGGCTTTCGCCAGGCGGATCTCCTGATCCGTCTGGATGGTAAGCCTCTGCCCCAACTCTGCCATGCGACGGTCGATGATCTCCTGCGCCTCGACCGGCGTCTTACCGCTATCCACCAGCAGGTGATAGGCGCTGTAGGCGTTGGAGTCCAACAGGCCCTTCAAGTTCTGGTGAACTTTATCCTCGCTAATGGGCAGGTACGGGACCATCTGCACCGTGAAGCCGCTGCGCCCCGCGATCTCAAGCACCCGACTCAAGGCACGCGACAGGTGCTCTGCCGTCTCCTCGCAACGCTCCATCTGCGGACCGTACAGCACGCGCAACGTCTGGGCCGGGATGTCCTGCACCGGGCGTTCGTTGAGCTCAAGCACGCTAGTGCGCGTGACGGTGGCGAGGCTTTCCACCAAGTCCTTCAAGCCGTCAAGGAACTGCCGCAAGTCGGCCGGCGCTACCGACTGAAGCTCAGGAGCCTCTTCGTTGGCCTTGTTCTTGGCGTGCCAGACCTGCAAGCCACCCGCCTTGCGAATGCGACTCGCCACCTCCTCGCTGACGTTCGCCAGGAAGATGAGGCGGAACGCTTCGTCCTCCAAGCCCTTCAAGAACTTCACGCGCAGCGCGTCATACTGCTTGAACACGTCAACGCCGTCGATGAGGTCGGACTGCTCCGGTATCGAGTCCTCCTCGCGATTCGGCACGTAGATGAACGGCATGTACGGGAACTGCTTCGCCTTGCCTGGCAGCAACACCCACCCGCCGCCGTCGTTGCGGAAGTCCAAGCGCCTGACGGTGGTGTTGGCGTCATCCCACTCGTACCAACGCGCCAGGCGGTACTCCCGGCCGCCCACGCCCAGCGCCTCGAAGCGCTGGATGACCAAGACCGCGTGCTCCTGCTCCTGATCCTCCACGCGCATGATGCGGCGCGCCACGTCCGGCTTGTAGACGCGGTACGGTTTGCCGGGCAAGCCCTTATCGGCTTGCAGCCACGCCCCGCC